CCCCGGAGAGTTGAGAGCGTTTGAACTTTAAGCGTCAAACAAGGCGAAATGAATTTGCTTTTGATGGATAACTCTACTGGAATGGCGAAATGAACTGGAACGAGTATGCGTTAGAGCTGGCAAGTGTAGCGGCGAAGAAATCGAAAGACCCGTGGCGACAAGTCGGGGCGTGTTTGCTTCGACATGACAACACCGTTGCCGGAATTGGCTTCAATGGATACCCGGCTGGAATGCGCGAGGATTGGCAAGACAGAGACAATCGGAGGTTGCTCGTAGTCCATGCCGAACAAAATGCGTTGCGTTATGTGAAGCCCGACGAGTGCGCCGTGATTGCCGTCACGCTTTTACCCTGCAATGATTGTTTGCGTTCAATTGCAAGCTATGGAATCAAGACGGTGATTTACCGCGAAATATACGATCGAGACATAACGAGCATAAACCTCGCGCAAGACTTCGGAATAAAACTTATCAGACTATGAAACACCGCTACCACTGCATCGGGCTTCCTCACACCGTCACGAGCAAAGAGTTCAACGCCTGCGCCTACACTCAAAAAGTGGTGAAGTTTGGAAAGATGATGGTTGAACGAGGGCATGAAGTGATTCACTACGGGCACGAGGATTCGGATTTAATCTGTTCCGAGAATGTGTCAGTTTTGACAAATGATGATTTTGCCAAGTCTTACGGCTCGCATGACTGGCGGAAAACATTCTTTAAGTTCAACACTCAAGACCACGCATATCAGACTTTTTACGCCAACGCGATTCGGGAAGTAGGAAAGCGAAAGCAGAAGCATGATTTCATTCTGCCATTCTGGGGGAGTGGAGTTCGCCCGATTTGTGACGCTCATCCTGACATGATTTGCGTTGAGCCGGGGATTGGCTATGCGGGCGGACACTGGGCAAGGTGGAAAGTCTTTGAATCCTACGCGATTTATCATGCCTACTACGGAATGTCAGCAGTGGGATCATGCAAACAAGACTGGTATGATGTAGTGATTCCGAATTATTTCGATGTGGATGACTTTGAGTTTGAGCCAAAGAAGGAAGACTACTTTCTTTATCTAGGCCGAGTCTATTCAGGCAAAGGCGTTGATGTAGCGATTCAGGCCACGGAACGGGCAGGAGTGAAGCTAGTCATCGCTGGGCAGAAGGAAGAAGGCTATAAATTGCCCGACCATGTGGAATATGTTGGCTATGCTGATGTGGCGACGAGGAAGAAGCTAATGATGAACGCCAAGGCTAGTTTCGTTCCTAGCCAGTATATTGAGCCATTCGGCGGGGTTCAGGTTGAGAATTTGCTTTGTGGGACTCCAACGATAACGACAGACTGGGGTTCATTCGCAGAGAATAATCTGCATGGAATCACGGGCTTTAGGTGTCGGACGATGGGTGACTTTGTGGATGCGGTCGAAAATATCGACGAGATCAATCCAAAAGATTGCCGAAAGTGGGGGATGAATTTTACGCTGGAGAAAGTTGCCCCGATGTATGAGAAGTATTTTAACGATGTTCTGGATGTTTATACTGGCAAAGGCTGGTATGCAGAAGGCAACGGCTTGTTTGCAGGAATTAGGAATTACCCATGAAAATAATTGATGTAGGATGTGGGCCGGGGATTTATGTGAAGGCATTGCGTGAATTGGGTCACGATGTTGTTGGCATTGATCCAGACAAGAGATGCCCTGAGACAATCAAGTCAATGTTTGATGAGAATGGAAAGTATGATTTGGCTTTGTGCCTAGAAGTAGCCGAGCATATCGACGAGGCATTGGCGGATAGTGTCGTTAAGAAGCTAACCGAGCTTGCTCCGATCATTATTTTTTCTGCTGCCGTTCCCGGTCAAGGTGGCCATGGTCATATCAACTGCCAGTCTAAAGAGTATTGGGAGCATAAATTCGGAAAATTAAACTTTGTCGTTGATAGAGAAACAACGCAGAATTTCATTGACTTCATAAGTGCTGGATACCATATGGGATGGTTAGTAAATAATGTGCAGATATTTAAGTCATACGGAGATGTTTGTTACGACCAGATAATAAAAGAAGAAACACCACAAGCTAAACGAGTTGCTGAATGGATAAATAAAAACATTAGCGATACTACTAACTATCCTTTTTATAGGATTAAAGCTTACTGATAAAATATAAACTAACTATGCCGTATTCTCTTAATACATATAATTCATTATTTAAAGATCACATATCAAAACTTGAGATTTCCAGCTTCTTAGATGTGGGTGCTGGATCTGGAAAGTATGGGAAACTTATTAAGGAATCATTTCCAAGTGCTTCTGTTTTAGCGTTAGAGCCAACACGAAAATACATAGAAGAGTTTAATCTTGAAAAAATATACAATGCTGTTTATTGCCAAAAAATTCAAGAGTTTACAGAATCTACATCAAGGAATAGGTATGGTGCTGTTATTTTTGGTGATGTGCTGGAACATTTATTCCGAAACGAGGCAATAGATTATATAGATTATTACTTGTATAGGTCTGACTGGGTGTTTGTTATTTGGCCTACATTCATGCCTCAAGATGACGCGATGGATAATACGCTTGAAATACACAAGAGCAATTTTACTATCTCTGAATTATCCTCAAAATTTGATGTGCATTATTACACAAAAACAACTGCTTGGTTTAATTTTAACGACACAAGATTCCCTAATGCTGAATATAATTATTGTTTAATTCGTGGTCATGTAACAAATAAAACTAAATCATTATGAATGGAATATCTTTCTTAGTTCGTGTTCACAATGAAGAGGAGACAATAGAAAGAAGTATTAGGTCTTTAGATTTATTAACGATTCCGCACGAGATAATTGTGATATTGCATCAATGTAGTGACGGGTCTGCTGAAATTGTTAGGAGATTGCAATCGGAGGGAAGGTTGATTGTTATTGAGGAGTATAATTATCCTGTGTCTAGGGCTGGATATGAAACGCTATGCACAGATGCTGACTCGCCGCATAGCTTGCCAAGCTACATTAACTGGTGTTTATCGAAGTGCAGCATGAAATGGAAATTCAAGTGGGATGCTGATTTCGTGATGACTTACGAACTATCTAAATTCTTGAATTACAATCTTGATCAATTCAGTAATGCGGCATTCAGGATAAATGCCGTCAATTCCACATCATCAAACGGAGAATTATATCTCACGGACTCCCTAACTGGATATTCAAAGTATATTTTTTGGGAGGTTCCCAACTTTACGCCAAGTCAAGAAGTAAGGCTTAATTCAGATCAGCGGATTATCCACGATTCAGAGATTGCAAGTATGAAGCAATACTGGAATAAGGCTCCTTGGTTTCTAAGTAATGAATCAGAGGAAGCAAAACGAATTAAGCATAAATACGAAATGATTGTCTCTGAATTTGGTGAAGAGTCTAAAGGTTTGGCAAGGGCATCAAACCCAGAGTGCGACACTTTTCTTGGAAAAATAATTTCACGCAAACCTGATTATGTTAATTTTTTTGAATAAATGAAAATCCCGCACACGGAATATAAAAATAATTTATGAAACCCAAAATAATGATATACGGAATGGGATTATGAAAGCGACACGTGAATTTAATCTGCCAGAGGAACAAGACGATCATGCCTATGCACTAGCTGGGGTTGATGCGTTGTTGTGTATTGATGACTTGTTTAACGAGATAAGGGAAAAGCTGAAACATGATTGCGGCGAGTTTAAGGAATGGGAGCATGAAGTCTATCACGATAACGGAAAGATTGAGAAAAGGCGTATATCCGCTTGTGATTACACTCTGGAACGAGTTGCAGAAGTATTGCTTGCATTGCGAGAAAAACGGAAACTACCTGACCTAGTGTGATTGGCGGAAGCGTAAATAGAGTCATCAAGTTGGCCGAAGAGATAAGGGAAGAGGCCGACAGAGACGAAGATGTTGGGATTGTCTATGCGGCAAAGCATATCATTCTCAATGCTGGTAGTGTGAAGGGAAAGGTTGAATTGGATATTCCAAAGTCCAAGGAAATCGTCCAATCTTATGTCCAGACGCTTTTAGATGCAGACCAGTTTGAAGCAGCCGCAACGATCCTTTGGGGGCCAAATGTCTATGACTGGAGGCCAGCGTCTAGCCAGGACACATGGAGATGCTTGTTTGAGCATGATAAGTTGTTAATCCAAGGTGCTGGTGCAATGGGTAAAACATTCGGCGCGGCAGCTTGGTTCCTGCTGGATTGGATGCGCGATCCACACTACACTTGTATTAAAGTTGTATCGTTGACTGCAGAACACGCACAACGAAATGTATTTGCAGCTATTAAGAAGTTTTATACAACTGCATTGGTTAGGCCGGAATTTGAAGGAAGCGAGACACTTGTAAAAAGTATTCAAGCAAATAACGACAGCAAGAATGGGATTCACCTTGTAGCTGTTCCTAAAGGCGATAGTGGAACTGGAACTCTCCGTGGTTTCCACCCTAGTCCAAGATCAGGCAAAGCGCATCCCAAATGGGGCAGGATGTCTAGGACTCATGTTGTGCTGGATGAAGCTGAAGAAGTTCCTGCTGGTGTCTGGGAAGGTTTGCAGAACATCTTGTCGGCGGCGGATACGGAAGGAGCTAAAGGACGGATTAAGATTTTTGCGGCGAGTAACCCAAAGGATAGGACAAGTGAATTTGGAAAACGTTGCGAGCCTGCCGCTGGCTGGGGGTCGATTGACTGCGAAGATGATGTTGAGTGGAAGAGTCGTGATGGATGGAATGTATTACGACTAGATGCGGCTAGGTGCGAGAATGTCATTGAAAAGAGAATTGTGTTTCCGGGGTTGCAGACATACGAAGGGTATCAGTCATACGAATCTAAAGGAAAAACCGCAGAATTTTGGACAATGGCAAGAGGTTGGTTCCCGCAGGAAGGAACCAGCATGGCGATCATCACGCCAGCTATGATGGACAATGCTATGGGAATTACCCGTTTTATTGGGCCTGCAGTGCCTCTGTGTGCGTTTGATTTGGCTTTGGAGGGTAACGACCAAGTAATCTGTTCTTTTGGCAGATTTGGGCTTTCTGACGGCTATACCCCGCTGAGTGGTAGATTTACTGAATACAAGAAGCCAAAAGTTGTCTTGCAGTTGGATTCTCAGATTCCATTTCCGAAAGCCAAAACTCTTGAGCAGTCCACAAACATTATCAATTTCTGCAAGAAAATGCGTATTGCTCCCAACTGGGTATGTGTTGATCGAACAGGCAATGGTTCTGGAATCCATGACTCGCTTTGCTCTGTGTGGGGCGATGTATTGGGAGTGAACTACTCAACCGCCGCAACGGATACCCATGTTCTCGGAGATGATTCTTTACCAGCGTCACAACTTTATTCTGGAGTTGTTACTGAATTGATTTTTGGATTGGCGAAGTATTTGGAGTTTGAGTATCTAAAAATTTCTCCGCAGTTCGCCAGTGCTGAATTGGTTCGTCAGGCAACGGGACGGCGATACAAGCAAAAAGGCCAAGGGTTAGTTCGCGTAGAGAGCAAAGGAGATTATTGCAAACGCACACGCCAACATTCACCTGACGCATTGGATTCGCTTTCGTTGTTAGTATTTCTTCTTCGCCAACGAGGAGGCGTAATCGGAACGATGACAGACGCAAAGCCAGAGTTGCCAGAGAGAACAAAAGCCTTGCAAGGAATCGAGAAAATGGAATATGTAGATTTTTCCGAATAATATGCCAAAACCGATTGAAGGACTAATTCCGCCTGGAGGTCATCACTACATGGAAAGTGATGTTAAGATTACTGGCAGTAGTTACAAAAACCTACTAGAAAATGTCACAAACTATCGTGCTGAAAATCATTTGCCAGTTGGTGATGTTGAAGGAGATGTAACGAATTATATCTGTGGAAACTGGCCACACTTCTGTCATGGGGTGGATATGGTTGTTGTAACAAGTGTTGTTAGTCCTACAGGCAGAAGTGAGTTGATGAATGACATCTCCACTTGGGCTAGGAATATCTTGCATTCCACGGAAAAGAATCAGCTTGTTAGTGATGATCTTGCAGAGCAACGGGCTAAGATATGTCGCCAGTGTCCGAATAATGTTAATTGGCGTGGTGGATGTTCTTCTTGCATTGCGGCAACGGATCGTCTATGTGCCAGCATTCGCCATGCACGAGACACTAAATCTTCCCAAGTATTAGGTGGATGCAAAGCGTTGAGACATGATAACCGAACGGCAATTTTCTTTGACAAGGAAAAGTTATCCGTGTCAAATGATTTGCCAGAATTTTGCTGGTTGAATAATAAATAATTATGGCAGATGTTTTGAAACCATTACCCGCACTTGTTACCGACACTTACGCTAACAAGGCTCCACGCATTACCGATCACCAGACGAAGCCAAGGACGCTTAGTCTGGAAATGGAAGATCGTTCTCCGACAACTAATGGTGACACAGTTGATTCAAAGACTCTCAAAGTTAGGCGCACATTCAAGGATGCCGCGCAAGCACACTCTGCTTATCGCAGATTGAAGCAACAAAATGTTGAGCGCAACCGCAAGAATCAGTTGATTCAAAAGAAGCTCAATAATGAACCACCCTATTCCGCGAAGAAGTTGGAATCAATGGGACAGAACTGGCGCAGCAATCGCCCGACAGGATTCTTGTCCACGATGGTTAGCCGCATCCAGCCTCCGTTCAAACAGGTCATTGAGCAAGCTCCTACGCTGACATATACAAAGTATCCGGTTGAGGGAGTTGATGCCGAAAACAAGACAAAAGTATTCCGCGAGGAGATTACAAAATGTATCCGTGGCTGGAAAGGCCATGACGACATTGTGGCTCAAGTTGTTCACGAAAATACCACATTCGGATATTGTGGATTGTGTTGGGATGATCTTCGTGACTGGAAGCCTGACTTCCTTCGCCAAGACTACACATTCTTTTCTATTGAGACTCCGCAAGACACCGATGCAACGCCAATCTGGGCAAGGAAGCGTCGGTATCAAATTGCAGAGTTGTTGCCAGTTCTTGAAGACCCGCAGATGTCCGCAATGGCTGGATGGCACATCAAGAATCTTGTAAAAGCTATCAACAACGCAATTCCTGCTGGTCGCACGCTTGACGCTGATGACGATGCTCGCCGCTACGAGGATTGGATTCGTGAAGGCAGTTACGGAGCAAGCTACGAGAACGATGCAAAGTATGTCGAGCTTGGTGAGTTGTTGGTAAAAGAACCAACTGGCAAGATTAGCCGTTTTCTTTTTGACGATAAATCCGGTGATGAGATTTGCACGCAGTTGGATCGATACAACAACATGAGCGAATGCTTGGCATTGTTCAGTGTAGAGATTGGTTCTGGCAATTTGATGAGTTCCCGTGGTGCTGGACGCGATCTTTACAACACGCACATTGCTGTTGAGAAGGCGCGGAATCTGATTGTGGACAACTCGTATCTCTCTGGAATGTTGCTCCTCAAGAAAGGCCCGAATGCAAAAGCTGGCGCGACACCACTGACTGTCCATCATCCAGTTGCCTATATCGCGGAAGGATATGAAGTCATTCCGCAGAATCTTCCTGCGAATGTGCAAGACTTTTTGAATCTGGATCGCTTTGTATCTGGTCTTGCTGAAATCCAGATTGGAACATTTCTCCCTAGCTCTGCTCTCGGCGCACGAGATCAGAAAGTCACTGCATCCGAAATCAATCGTGTTGCTGCTATTGAGAATCAAATCAGAGAGGGAATCTTGATGCGATTCACTAAACAATACAGCAAAGCGGTTGAACGGATGCAGCGAGGAATTTGTCACCCTGAACACATCAAGGCTGCTGCTGAATTGAAAACCAAACTGGACATTGCTCGCCAGATGGTTCCTAACGCAGTCTGGGCAAGGGGTGATGTTGTGAATGCTTTTGAGCGTAGCGTCATGGAACTGCCATCGTTCATGGTTCCGTTCCAAGTTCCACCACACTTGGATGAGGACGCTATTTCTTGCGTTCTAAATATGCTGGAGCGCAATCTTCCTCCTTCGGACATTTTGCTTATGGCATACAGCCCAGCAGAGGAACTCTTGCCAGACATGGAAGCGCAAAACGATCAGATTCTTGACATGATGATCCAACGCTACGCTGGCAATCCGAATGTCAACCAAGACGAATTGCTCAAGCTGGATTGGAGCCGAAAACTCGGCGAGAGCATTGCGAATGCAGTCATTCTTCCAAAAGACCAAGTGGAGACATTGGCTATCGAAGCTACTCGCCAACAAATTATCGAACTTCAATCTATCATCGCTGGACAAGAAGTTCCTGTATCGCCACGCGATAATGACATTGTTCACTTGAGCGTGATGTCGCAGAAGCTGATGCCATTGATCCAGAACGCTCCCCCCGGCTCGTTGCCGCCAGAGATGGTTCAACCCCTCAATAAAGCGTTGGAACACTTCATGGGTCACATCCAGCAAGCGCAAGCCAAGGGCGCAGACAGCAAGCAACTGGCAGAGTTCCGTTCTTCTGCCGAGCAAGCATTCGCACACCTTACTGCTGGCCATGGAACTCCAACACATCCTGCATTGCAACCTGCCGCTGCACCTCCTGCAATGGGTGGGCCAAGGGCTGGTCGAGTTAGCCTTGGTCAATCACGCGAGGCAGGAAAAGCACAAGAAGAAATTCCAACTCAATTCGGAATGGTGAATGAAGTAGCTAACCCTCCTAAACCTCCGACTGCTGGATAAACATTTGCAATAAACAAACAAAACTAATAAAACAAAAAAACTATGGGTGGCGCAAATACACAACTACCAACTCCTGAAGCTACAAAGCCTACTGAGGATACTGAGACATTTTACAATCCTAAAATCTCTCCTCAAGAGCAGGCAACTATTGATCGTCTGAACAAACAAGGCATGAGTGGGATGCAGGATGAATCGCTTGCTCACTACATGAGGATTGGTAAAGACATTTATGGAGAGTTGCGTAATCGAGCAACACAACTTAGTCCAAACTTGTTTGGGCGCGATGCTTCCCCAGCCGCAAGTGCTGATACTACACAAAATAAATAATACATGAATTGGAAGAGCGAAGACTCTGCCAAGTTTCGAGACTACTTGCAAAAGAGTGGTTTCAAGCTCAAGGCATATTTGCAATCACGAATCCCGTTGTGCGATGGCAAGACTATTGAAGAAGTTGCATTGCAAGCTAAATACAAAGAAGGATTCGAGAGGGTTTTGAAAGAAATAGATGATATTATTTCTGACAAAAATGATGCGGATGACGCATCCAACGGAACATTCACCACGATGTAATTATGGCTACTATTAAAAAACGATTTACCAAGATTGTTGTTAATAAAGCCACGGGCCGCACACGCACAGTCAAGTATGGTCAAGCTGGAAAGGCCAAGGACGGAAAAGATAGGATTCGTCCTTCCACAAAAAAAGGCGATGCGTATTGCAGTAGAAGTCTTGGAATTAAGAAGCGACTACCAAAAAGCAAACAGAACGATCCTAACACCCCAAATAATTTGAGCCGTAAGAAGTGGAAGTGCAAAGGCGCAAAATCTGTGCGCAAAAAATAAATTTTAGATAAAAGTTTTTATCTAATATACCAACCAAACCAACCAAAAAACATAAATATGGCAGATACAGACGAAAACATTGTCGAATCCGATGTTACTGGATTCGGAAACCCTAGTCTTGATTCGGACAAGATAGATGACTCCACCGAAGAGCAGATTGATAATTTGCTCGATGAGGTGCTTAAAAACCAAGAAGAACCAACTGAAAATGAAACAAGCAATACTGAACCTCCTGCGGAAGATTTACTTCAAGACAATGTGGCACCTCCTGTGGAAACACCAAGTGAGGAAAAGACTGTCACAAATACACCTGAGTCTGGAACTACAGGGGAGGCAAATCCGCCAATTGAAATCGATCCAGAAATCGCTTCAATCGAACAACCGCGCAACCTCTCGGAAAAAAACCAAAGCAACTGGCGCAAGCTCCAAGAAACTGCAAGCACCTACAAAAAGCAAGCAGAAGAAGCAGAGCAACTCCGTCAAAAGCTCGCGCAGCTTGAGCAAAACCCAGCGCAACCGCAAGTCCCGGAAGACTACCAAGAACTAAAGAAGTTCCGTCAGATTTTTGACATCAAGAACGATCCAGAGTTCCAGTCAAAGTATTCCAAGCCGATTGAGACTGCCAAGAGCAACATCTATAACATCCTCCGCAAGCATGGAGCCGCTGAGGAAGTCATTGCTAGTATTGAGAAGGCTGGTGGCCCAGATCGCATCAATGATGAGTTCTGGCGCAATCCTGCATTTGGCAATCTTCCATTCACTGATGCAGAGAAGCTGAAGCGCAATCTTGTTGATGTTGCTGACCTGCGCGACAAGCAGGAAAGCGAGATTCAGTATGCCGCAGAGAACGCTGAAAAGATTCTCCAAGAACGCGAGGCCGAGAAAGGTCAATGGTATGAAAAGACTGTTACCGAGATCGACAGCGAACTTGATGCCATCACCAAAGACATTCCATGGGCTAGGTATGCAGAGGCTCCATCCAATGCAACGCCTGAACAGATTCAGCAGATTCAAGCACACAATGCTCGCGTCTCTGATCTTGCAACGAAGTTTGAAGCCGCTCTGTGGCCTACAACTGCCAAGGATCGCACGAACATCGCCGCTGCCGCTGTCTTTAGCCATGTTCTTTCCGACCAACTGCGGACTGAGCAGACGCAGAAGAACGCATTGCTTGAGCAAGTCCAAAAGTTGACTGCCGAGAATAATGCTTTGAAAGCATCAAGTAAGATGCCGAAGCAATCAATCTCAAATCAGTCCGTTGTTAAGCCAAGTAGTGTTAATGACCGCATTAAGATGAACGCATCAGATGCTATTGACCTTGGCTTGGATGAAGCTCTCGGCGGATAAGTATTGATAAACAATACTATAGTTATACTAATCTCTATACAAATCAGAGTATAAAACAAAAGTATGCGAAGTTTAGTATATTTATCACTAACTTCATAATAAATACAACGCATGGAAACAAAAGTATCTCCTGACGAGAAAATTACACTTAATGCACTTGACTCTACCGATCCGTTTGCAAGGCCGGGTCGCAAAACTCAAGTTCTGAATCAACACATTCCAAAAACTCCACAACGAGACTTTTCACACTACGATGATCCAGTTGAAAAGAAAGAAGAGGTTCACAAACAAGAGGAAGTTGTGATGCAGAAACAAGAGAAAGTTGTAGAGGAGCCAAAGAAGCGCGGTCGTAAAGCAAAGCAAGTCGTAGAGGAAGTGGAGGAATATCAAAACCCTGTTGTAGAATCTCGCAATGGAGATGGAATGCCATCATATCGCTGTGAGTTTGCAGGCCGTGACATCTTTGTTGGATTCCCATGCTACAAGACAACCAACCCAGTCACCGCTTTTGCAATGATTGCGATGGCACTTGACTTTGGCAAAGACAAGATTCGATTTGATATGTCAATCGGTGATGCGATGATTTATCATTCCCGCAATAAGATCGCTCAAAAGTTCCTTGAAACTGATGCCAAGTGGCTATTGATGATTGATGACGACATCATTCCGTGTATCGGTCGCCCGAACTGGATGAAATCAACGGTTGCGAATGCTAGAACACTTCCAGATGCACCGCTTCAACGCCATGTGCTTCAACGATTGATTGGAGCAAACAAGACTTTGATTGGTGGCGCATACTTTGGCCGTCAAGACGGCGCACCACTGATGTGTTCTGACAGGACACTGGAACCTAAAGCTCGCGCATACCAAGATGAAGTAGCTTCGGTGGATTGGGTGGCTACCGGATGTATGCTTGTTCACCGAAAAGTATTTGATGACATCAAGGAAAAGTATCCAGAGCTTGATTCGCCAATCGCGAATGGCGAATTTGACTACTTCCATCCGATCAATTCTGTGACTGGAGAGGATGTATCGTTCTGCAAACGAGCAAAAGAAGCAGGGCATCAACCATACATTGATCTTGGCCTTCCAGTATTCCATGTTGGCTATCGCTGCTATTGAATTATGAAAAATATCTACGCTTTTTACACTAGCATTCAGCTTGCAGACCAGAACGAGGAGTTCGCTTGCGCTAATTGGTGGAAAACATCATGGGAAAAACTGGGATGGAAGACAACGATGCTTAATCGTTCCCATGCTCAAGGCTCTCATCTCTACAATAAGCTCGCTTCAAAGATGGTTAATGCCACAGGAAGCCTTCCGCAAGAGCGCAGAGGTGAAGTTGACTGGCTTATGGCTAGATTTACTCGCTGGTGTGCGCTACACGCTGCTGGAGGCGGCTGGATGAGTGACTACGATTGTTTCAATCTTGACTTTACTCCAGACAAAGCTGACGAGATTGAGCAGAAGCAGTCTTTATATGTGTGCGGGAATCCAGCATACTTGTTTTATGCAACACGCGATATGTGTTCAGCGGCAATTATGAAATTTATCAACCAAGACATCTTTGATTTGACGGAAAAACACATGGTAAATTCCGTCGATAAGGATTTATTGCAGAAAACTGTCAAACATTGCCAGTTTCATGCAAAAAAGAAGCGATCTCAGCTAATGCAGTCGTTGGCGTGAAGCGTTTCCTCCATTCTGGACACATTGGAGACATCATAGCGTTTCTTCCGTTGATGCGGAAGCTGGGCGGTGGTCATTTGGTCATCACAGACCACAATAAAACACCCCAGTTGATGATGGAAGGATTCAAGTATGAGTCCATAAAGCCATTACTGGAACAGCAAGATTACATTCATGGTGTTTCCTTTGAGAAATCACCGAAAGACATAGATTTTAATGTTTGCGGATTCCGAAAATACTGGGGAATCGGAACAATCATTGAAATGCAAGCTAAAGAGCTTGGAATTGAGCCTTGCATAGAAAAATGGCTGCAAGTTAAGCCAAATTTGAACTTGCAAGGAAAAATTGTGTGTTGCAGGTCAACTCGTTATCGCAACGATTTGTTTCCTTGGAAGGGAATTGTAGATCAATTCCGAGATCGAATTGTGTTTATCGGAGTCCACGATGAATATGGTGATTTTGTAAATTCATTTGGCAAAGTTGATAGGCATTTGAGCAATAATTGTCTGGATATAGCTCAAGCGATAGCTGGAAGTGATATGTTCATTGGAAATCAATCATCTCCATTCTGGATAGCCGCTGGACTCCATCATCCACTTATCCAAGAGACTTGCCTTGAAACTCCTGACAGCATCGTTAGGTATGAAGGCGCAAATTACTTTATAGACGGAATAAACCCACTAGAACTAATCAAATGAAAGAATCAAGCAAAGCAATGGAGCGTCGGTTTAACTCAGAAAAACGCGAACTATTTTCCAAGATATTCAAAGGCTCTGGAATCGACATTGGAGCAGGTGACGATCTTATTAAAGTCGAGGGAAAAGTCATTGGATTCGACAAAGAAGATGGTGATGCAAATCACCTAGATAAATACTTTGAAGCTGAATCATTCGACTTTATCCATGCCTCTCAATGCTTGGAACACATGATTGATCCAGTAGCAGCACTTGATTCATGGCTTAAAGTTCTTAAACCGGGTGGATACGCAGTTATCTCGATCCCATCTTGGGAACTCTACGAAGGAATGATTTGGCCTAGCAGATTCAATCCAGACCATAAATCAACTTGGTCATTGTGGCAGAAAGATTCTCCAGCACCAATTCATGTGTTCCTTCCAGATTGGTTGGCAAACTTTAGTTGCGAAACAATCGACTGCGAGCTAATCGACACAAACTATAATTACAAAATTGGAACTCGCGTCGATCAAACATATCGTTTTGAAACTCGCGTAGAAGCCTTCATTGAATTTGTTCTACGCAAGTTTTGATTAGAATAGGTATCGTAAATCAAGTCAAACTTGAACTACTACATATATTCTAAACACTACACACGGTTAGCTTATCATTTATGATAAGTGTAGCGTTCAGTTTAACAACTCAATGCTTCCTAGATGGTGAAATCGGAGCATAGCAGTTCCTAGGTCAAGAAACTGCTACAACAACACATTGCTTCCTCGCATGGAGCCAATCGTGTGCATTTTTAGATCACTCGGCCAGAGGTCGTCCTTTACCTAGCCTTACTTCAGTTTACACCTTTCGGTGAGAGCCAGCTTGATCCGCAGTCTCCTTCCTTTCGGAAGAAGCGTATTAAGTTGGTAGTCTATTAACCCTCCCAACTCCTCTCCTTCACACGGGAGTCCTTTTCAGGTTTGTTCCGTAGTCAGGGGATAGAACCCTGCCGTGCTACGCTCATCTCTTTTTCAAGCTCATTTTCGGGAACTGCCTTTCGGCTTCATGCGAAATGAAAAGCCCGCCTTGATAGGAACAGTATCAAGACGGGCATATTCCGAGTTTGGGAAATTGTGTTCGCCTGAATCCTGTTCCGATTCAAGAAAGATGCAAGCACAATAGTTGATTTTTGTTTTGTGTCAAAAATTATTTTGAAAAAAATTATTTGACGAACTGCTAAAAATATATTAGCCGTTCACACATCGGCGACGAGCTATGCGTTAATGGCAACTCCGTGGTAGTTTAAGAAACCACATCACAGGCCGCACAACAAGCCCAGCGTGCCGGGGCGAACAAACAAAGTGTAACGCTGTCCGCAAGGATGGTGACACATCTTGAATGTCGCCCGAAGTTTTCTAAACCGAGGGTAGTTCAAGCAGAACAAAACCCAAACATACTCACTTCTCCTCTAGCAAAAATGCAATGGGAATAACGGGTGAGTAAAACCAAAACAAAACTAAAACTAGAAAACTAATAATATGGCTAATACCTGCATTCCTTTGGCGGCAGTCCAAGACTTCGCCAGTAAAGATGTAAACCGCATCATCGGCCAAATCGGTCGCGTGCTTGCTCGCAAATCTCCTTATGTCAACTCGATTGACGGCGGAACTCTCCCTAATGTCTCGGATGTCGTCCGTAGCGTGGTTGAGGAAATGGCGGTTCCCGCTGCTTCCCTCGCTTCTCCGACCTTCGTGAATGACACCACCCTCTGCGGTGTTGGTGCTACTCCCGACCAAGTTGGTTCGACCGAGTATCAATTCCAACTCCAGACCCTCCGTGGTGCTGGCCCTCGCGTTTGCGTCAAGCAAGCTCGCACGGCTTTCAAAGGTTCCTACCTCCAAGCCCAAGTGTCGCTTGAGAAAACGATCCTCCAGATCATCAACGCTGACATCCGTTATCAATACCTGATCCAGTCCGGTATCAAGTATGTTGTTAAT